CACTCTCCGGATACAACGCATGATGCAACAACATCGTATCTTCATCCGCATTCATAACCTTCACTCCATACGCCCTCCAGAGGAAGGCAATGTCGTACATTCCGTTTTGGAAAGTTTTTCTCGTCTTTGTATCCGCAAGGATTTCAGTAATGATCCCCCAAGCTTTCTTTTCAGTTGCTGAATCAGCAAAATAATTTCTTCCGTTGATTCCACGTCTAACGAAAGGAATAACGATTGCAATGTCTGGCCTGGGAGCGAATCCAATACATGTAATTGCGCGGCCAGCCGTCTCGATATCGACAGATAACAGGCTGCACGAATCAATATAAGTTCTCTTGAAGGTACGGATATCATCAAGGCTTGGTGCGATCCAGATTTCACGTTTCGGTCTCCTTATTTCAGGGAATTTGCATTCGCGAGCGGCTTTGATAAAATCAGCGACTGTAGTCGGCCGGTACTCCCAATTCCTCATAACTGCTGCCGGATGGTACACCGGCAGAACCTTATACCCCTTCACCGTGTGAGTAGACAGATGGGTAGTTCCTCTAATGGTTGATATTCTAGTTGTTCCAAGAAGAGCCCAGCATGGAGTATTTCCACAAGCAATAATAAGGTTTGGGTCCTGGTCAATGAGTTCTGTGGCAAGACGATCAATCTCTGGTTCGAACTCCCTTCTAAAATACTTAGACTTTCCGAAGGAAGGAACACCACGAATTCCGGCGTCCCGTGGGCCACATAAATCTTCGATCTTGTTTCCGCGTGGCCGTATGTTAAATACATTAGTTCGATAAATTTCCGGGTGCATTCGCCAGACCATATCGATAAGCCTAGGGTCTCGATCCGCCCAGAATTTGTATATATAATTCTGATCTTCCGAGGTAAGTTCAATGACACCACCTTCGTGCAGCATTCGGAGGAGTTCTATGCCGGAGGAGCCAACGAAGGCTTCGTGAATTCGGGCCTCGTTTTCTCCCCAGGCTTCGCCGAGGATTACGATTTCAGTCATCGTGCGGTACGCTGCCAGGCTTCATAAAAGCCTATGGCCAGCATTATCATGATTGAAATTAGAATGTCTTCTTGAGTCATCTCTATTCTCCTTTATGCCAACCACCCCCAGGGTGCGAGTGGTCTGAAGACTCTCCCTGAGGGTGGCCTGGGGCGTTAAGCTGAGTCGAGTACTCCAGTAAGCCGGTGACCGACCGGTGGCGGACAAAGGGGAGGATCCCCTTTATGTCAGAGACCGTCGCCGAGACGGTCAAGCTCGTTCTCAAGCATAGTTACAAATTCATGTCCGTGATCGATTCCACGACGAATGCAATCATGGGATGCTTGAGCATCTTCAGCTGGCCGTGGAGAGGGCCCAAGGATGCGATCTACTACTCCTGTCAACCGATGATGGACCTTTTCCAGTCGGCCTATTAGGCTTTCTAGTCTAGTAGTAACACTATCCTTAGTCACAGGACTTGGAAGTTTGTTATAGTCTCCCATATTACGACTCCAAAGGGCCAGTAAGGTCGATTTCCCAGTATACTCCCTTACCATCCTTCGACGGAACATGTTTCACATGGCCAAGGAACTGCTGGTTTGGGCTTTGGTCAAGTAGAACCCTGGTTGGAACCTTCCCATCCTCGTTATCGAGCTTGAGATCGTCAACCAGGAACTCGGTAAGCCGGTAGGCGGACTTTTCCGTTAGATAGAACGTAATCGTAGTCTGCTTACCAGCAAGGCCACCGATTTCGGCCAAGGATTCCTGATCGACATCGTCCAAAGCCGCCACAGGCGCGACTGTAAACTCTGCAAACTCCGTCTGCTTCTGCGAGGACTTATCCAGTCGCGGAAGGCCTTTGGTAACCCACACATACGATCCAGTAGGCATCGGCGGGGGACGCTTGATGTCTCCTGACGGCCGGTCGAGAATCGAAGAAAACTTTCCTGCTTCAGCCATAGGCTCTTTTCTCCATGTTGAAAGGCCAGAATGGAAACGGCTCATGCAGTAGCGGCCTTGACTGCCCACATGGCTGCGTCTTCGTAGTAAGTCTGGGCAATAGAGCAGAGGCGCCCAATTTCACCAGCTTCCGAAGTGCTGATGTTTGGATTATGCTTTGCTCGCTCAGTGATTTTAGCGCACATATCAATAAGCTCTGCCGACTTCGCCTTGATTTCATCGACGAGTGAGTTTGCCGATGGGTTGAAAGCGGCTCGCACTCGGCGCTGGCCGAAGGTCTGCCGCGGTTCCGGGGTCGGGCTGTCCGGGGGGAACAGGCGATTGTCCGTCATCTTTCATTTCCTCTTCTGTTAATGGCCCGCGAAGTAGTTCAAAGTACGTCGCGAGGCCGGTTTCCACTGGAAGTGAGTCTGGCACTCCAGATGGGATTCCGTTGGCAAGGTCGATCATCGCATCGGATTTAAGCTGGATCGTGCGCTTACCTGCAAGGTTCTTGAAGCGAATGTAGTTTGGGAAGTATTGAGGGATTTTCGGCGATAGGGCCTTGCCTACGCCCTGGGGAAAGATTTTAGAAGTCTTGTCCGGAAGTTCCATATACTGCCCATGGCAAATCACAATGACGTTCGTTCCAAAGGAATCCGAAGTCATCATTGCTAAAGTATTCTCTACGGCGTCTTGGGCGTCGCCATAGGTAGCTCTAGGGTCCGAATCTCCTGACTTACCGACAGGAGTAAGTGGTTCTCGGAAGTCATACGCAGCGTCACAGAACCGGCTAAGCGAATCGAGGACAAGTATGCAATTCGTTCCCCATTTGGATGGAGCTCCAAGGTCAATTTCAACCCCTTCGGCAGTCTTATATTTCCACCGGTCAAGCATTTTAAGGCCGTCAGCAAAAGCTCGCGGAGTTCCGTCAATGACTGGTCCAAGCGCAGTGTGCTTTCGTCTATCTCGTAGAGGTCTAAATTCGACATTGTCGATTTTCTCCGGACATTGTTCCATAATGAGTTTGTATAGGATATCAAGGAGGTTGTCATAGTCGAGAATGCGGAGTTTGTATCCGGCATTGACAAGACTTACGAGACTTCCGGTTTTGCCGCTTTTGGCGTCGCCGAGAAGGAGGAGTTTTGTGAATCGCTGGGATTTGTGCTGGGAGAGGGAGGGCATAAGTCGCAGTCCTTGTGTTGAACATCGCCGTACCTGAGTTCGTACTTCTGTTCGGCTAAGACAGGCTTGCCACATTTTGGACAAGTTGGGCCTAGCGAACCGCCAACGGATTCCATGGTTCCACCTTTTCAAAATCGCCAGCGAGGAATTTCTCGCGGACCTGTGGGCTCTTTGAGCATATCTTCCTGAACTTACATCCTCCATACATACCGCAGGCGGTATCGTTCATGGGCCAGTAGTTGTTTTTCGCGAATTCCTCCGCAAGGGCAAACCAGTAATGGAGGTCATTGACCCATTCGTCAATTTGATCCGGATTACGATAGGTGAATCCCCTCTCAAATCTAGAAAATCCAATCGCAACTTGAGCTGCATCGATAATGACACCCCGTATTCCGGTATTAAACAATACCTGACCCGCCAATGTATATAACGACATCTGGTTTTCTGGATCGAAGTTGTCAAAGTAGTATCCCTCCGGGGTTGTTTTGGTGGTTTTTCTATCCATGACAAATAGTTCGTCGTTGAAGGTGACCACGCGGTCAAGGTGGCCGCAGAGGAGATAGGATTGAGCTTCGTTATTTTTGACTATATATTTCTGTTCGCCAGCGCCTACTAGTTTGGTTGCATCGGCTTTCGGCCCCCAGTCTAGACTAAATCTGAAACTCAACTCACACCCGATCTTTCCGTTCTCAAGAACCACGGTTTTGGTAACATCGCGTTGGAATTTTTCAAGGTACCAGATAACAGTTCGCGTTAGGGTTTTACGGTTCTTGTAAGGGTTATCCGAGTCCCAATCCCTAGTGCGAAGAAGAAGTTGCCTAACTACATCATGTAAAGCATGCTCATGTGAAGATTCTTCACTCATCAAAATTTCGTAATCGTGTAAAGCCTGGTGATACTCGATCCCGAACCTCAGATGAACATTATCCTCCTTCGGCTGCCAACCTTCAATCATCTGATAGTAATACAGCCTTGGGCATCGTTTCAGATATCCCAGACTAGTGCTGTCCCACGCATACTGTACTCGAGTGCCTGGGATGAACGGACTGTCGACACCAATTTCTGACACAGCTTCTGCCGAATCCGGTAAGCTTGACGATGCGTCCATAGCTAAATCCCGCTTTTCTGGCCCTGCGAATTATCCATATCATCCGGCTTCGCTGCTTTGCGGAGAGTTTCAATCTCCCTTGTGAGATACCAGCGAGCCTTCTCAAGGTCTTGGATATGATTATTCTTCTTTCCGCATCTGGATATATATTTAACGCAGCAGCCGAGGTTATATCCAAGTTCCCAAGCCTCGATGACTCGGATGGTTTCATATATGTCTCCGGCGCGGTAGTGGGAAGGATGGTTGACTGGATCGTGATCCACGTTTCTTCCTCCAGTTGTACGACGGGTCTTGGTTGACGCTGGAATCGCAATTACGACAACGGAGTTCATTGAAAGCAACTACTACATGTTCTGGAAATGTCATTAGAACCTCCGTTTCATCGGTTCAGGCTTTGCTATCAGCCCTAAGCCGATTAAATCCACCTTCTTGCCTTCGGCCTTAGTTGATTTCTTCCCGTCATCATACTCCCCTCGCGCTTTGCGTTGGTACGCGATGATATCGTCGATGTCTTGGTCAGAGAGTTTCAAGGGGTCTTCGTTCATCAGGTCGTCGAGTTCACGGGTCATGAATAATCTCCTCTATGAGCGCGACTTAGGCCCATTTCATCGAGTTCATCTCGTTGTTGGTAGTTTGTGATTTCCCTTCGCATGATCCTGCGCAGTTCCACGCTCCACCCGTGTCCGAACCTCTTTTCAAAGAACTTAATATCATCTTCATAAAGATTCAGGGTCACCTTGCGTAGCGTCTCTGATGACATCTTTCGCCCTTTCTCTGTCCATGATACATATCCCAACTTTCGTCTTGACAAGGCTCAAGCGATCCAAATCCTTGTCCCCAGATGAAACCCGTGCGGTATACAATGTTTGCATCAAGTAGTTATGGTCGTTGGTAGGGATTTCAAGGCCGATTTTGGCCTGCGCAGCGCGATACCAGAGATTCATGGCATCTTCGTGGGAGATCATTCAATGGCTTCCACATGACTGGGCGCCAGGGACTTTTCAAGATACACCCACCATTCTTCATTTTCATCGATTCTTACCGTGAAAACAAATTCGTCATAGATGCTTGCACCATGCATTTTTACCCCTTCTGGAAATGCCTTGGCGTTGAAGTTTCGATCAAGCTGGCGAGCCCTGTTTAGACGAAGTCGGTAGGTCATCGCAGCGGAACGGCTACCGATATGGATTCGCGATCCCTTGGCTTCTTTCAGCGCCGAATCCATTACGTCGTATTCTTTTTGGTACGAAAGGCGACTGGTAGACATTGTCATTTCAACTGGTCCTCTCTGGATGGAGCCTCACGAATGGATTTCAATCTTGACGGTCCGAAAGAGATCGCGATACAGGAATTCTTAACCCGTAGTGTTTTGCCTACCAATAGTTGAAACATATCCCAAGCTGAAAGCTCGACAACAGTATCGCCAAAAGCACCAAAGGTATACCAATGCTTCATTTAATTCTCACACTGTCGATTTCGTAAAGCTCACGCCTTGCGCGGGTGGTGATAACATACTTCAGATTCAAATCCTGATCATCGTCGCGACAAAGCCAGGGATCGAGGTGATAAACAACGTCAAATTCCAGTCCCTTGGCCTTATGCCCGGTGGTAAGAGTTATCGTCCCCCGCTGCGCAAATAGATGCTCCGCGTGATCAATGGCGAGGCCGAGGGTCTTTCCAAACCCTGCAAAAACCTTCATACACTCCGCGATGTCGTTGGCGGTTTTGTTTTCGCGATCGAGTTTTTGGTTTCTCCAGTTCTCAATAGCCGACACGACTCCCGCAAGGGGCATGTCTTCCGAGCCCAGTCTGCGCATGATAGCAATAATCTTTGGACCGATTTCTGAACCGGAGACGGTAACCGAGCGTCCCGCTTGCAAAAGACGCATTGCAAGGTTAAATAGCGGGGCGTTATTGCGACAAATAATAGCCGCCCCGTCAGGGATCGTGGAGATATTGAGGTCCTTGAGGACTTCATACTTCCCCTCCTCTTTTGTCCAGCGCAGCGCAGGGGCACGCCAACGGGCAGCTTCGACTATTGGCTTAGGACAACGAAAGCAGAGCGAGAGCGTAAACGTCTCGGCCTTGAAGCGATCCGTAAGCTCTTGCATCGATTTCGTTTTGGCGCCGCGAAAGGCGTAAATCGATTGCCACGGATCGCCAACCGCAATAAGCCTGCCTCTAGCGAGTTTGTCCAGCATGGAATGATTAAGTGGCGAAAAATCCTGGGCCTCATCGCCCATGACAAGGGGATATCTCGGGAATGTCCCTCCGAACAAAGTGGGCATATATAGTTGATCGTTAAAGTCGATATAACCATCGAAGGCGGTTTGGATGGATAGGGCAAGAACTGCATCGATAAGGTCAGATGTAAGTTCGTCGGGTTTTTCTTCGAGAGCGGCATGCAATTGTTCCTTAGTGGACAAAGGCTTTACGTTCCGATACTTCCCTTCGGGAATATACCCCAGGGCCTTCGCCATGCCTACGCCATTAACGACTTCCCAAAAGCAATCCCAGACCTCGCTAGCGGCAGCCTTTGGCATTTCTTTGATCATCTCGCGGAGGAGATCGGGCGTCTTTTTAGCATTGAGATTGATCGACCTGCCAGAAGCCCATACGCGGTGGCCAAGGGAGTTAAGAGTCCTGATCGTCGTCGTTGAGGCAAACTTTTCCTCGGCTTCTTTGGCCACTTTCGTATTGAAGGCAAGGTAAAGAACCGGTTGCTGTTTAGAAACGGATTGGACCATTTCGAGTGTAGTAGTCTTACCTGTTCCGGCCAATGCGTTAATAACAAGATTCGTGTTGCATGTCTTGACCTTGGTGAGAATATCATTCTGCTCCTCCGTGGGCGGAAGTCGCTTTGGCCCGGCCTTGATCAATGCTGAAAGCGGTTTATTCATTCTGTGCCTCCTTTATCTTCTTTATCATCGCTTCGTCCTCTTCATAGGGATACGTTGCGAGATTATAAGGCACCCCAGTGAGCGCTTCCCCTTCAATCTTCCTGACCTGGGGGTCGATATGTTCATCATACAAATCCCAGGCCTCACTCGGCTCCATTTCAGGAAATAACGATGAAACCATTTCGTATTCGGCCCGGTTAGCGAGCCTATGCCCACGCGGGTCCGTCGCATAATCCTCTCCTATGTTCGCATACTTTCGTAAAGCCCATTCAACTTGCTCATGAGTTGATAATGCAAGCTCAACGTCAACACCTGCAACATTAGTATCCAGACGAGAATCAATATAGATAACTTGTCCATCATCTGATATTCCAGCACCAAAAGGTATACCAGCCCTAAGCACTGGACGACTAGCCACATGCTGCAAGTAAGTGTCAAGCTGCACAAATCGTAGACGGAGTTGCGCCAGTTCGTCCTTTGGGCCCAGTCTGTCATCTATGTCTCCTGCGGTCATTTGCAAATAAATCCCTTCGGGTGAGGTTGATCGCAAGCTTCGCACCAATAGGCTCCGCTTGGCGCAGTCATTTCCCGTGCAAGGAATTCGCCTTTCATGCGTGTAAGCAAGGTCTTCCCAAGCTTATCGCTTGCCTCTTTTCGCGCAGGTGAGAATTCGTCGTTGAAGGTGGAAACCAGAGTTGACCTAAGCTCTGCGACGTGGATATCAATTTCAATCAACTTCTGCATCAAGGCGTCGAGTTTGTCATCAATAGACATCGGCGAAGTAGGCCTAGATATATCAACTACCTGCCCTGGTTTAACAAGTGCTCCATGGAGCAAGTTGATCTTCTCTTCTGAGTTCATCAGTGATACCATTTGGTTGAAGTCGCGAGTCTAGTCACTCGCTTGACCATTTCTTCGAGAAGTTGGCATACTGCGAGCCAGCCTTTGGCCTGCACTCGCGAAGGCCCGTCGGTGTCGTTGGTAAGATGCCCTATCATTGCTGCTGCTTCTGCGGCTTTGCGTAGGTATTCAACGAGTTCAGCGAATTTTTCTCCTCGGGAAGGTAAACTCATTAGGAACCTACATTCTGTATCGACATGGTATAACCCCAAGGCGCCATACCGCCATTAAGAAAGGAGCAATATATCATGGCTGAGTCGAAATCAGGCTTGGTCATAATGACTGTTCTAGTACCATCGTCAGGAAAGACAAATATGACTTCCCACGTCTCGACACCATCTAGGTCATTCTTACGGATCGTATGCATCTATATCCTCCTTTTCATAGGCTCTACAGGTTTATCAAAGCCCATAATGGAACTAAGGGATTTCTTGTCGTCGCCCTTGGCAATGGTAAGATCATGGTAGCCTTCGGATTCGCAATAATCTGCGTCATGTTCAAATACTAGGCCTACGCCTGAAGCAAGCATCTCCCACTCCGCCTCGGTGAGCGAATACTCACACCCACCGAGACGGATTTGATATGGAAATGCTGCGCCTTTATCGTTTCGACGAACGTACCAGTCGGGCATGGTTAACTCCAGATAAGCGAAACAAGTACGACGATGAAGATAAACAAGGTAGCTCCGCCTATAACTCCCCAGATGATATCCCAATATTCACGGTCCATGTCGGCCATCGCAGACTCCCCAGGTAACTTCTCCGCATAGCGCATCTATCGCGTAGTCGGTAGCGGATTGTTCCAACGCAGAGATTAGGACCAACTGCGTTGACAGTGGAGTTGAAGCTAGAACGTATACTGGCGCCGGCTCCCCTTGGGGACTTGCGGAAGGGAGGTTGCGCACGCTATCACTAGATCGTACCTTCCCCTCACCGGCATAAACTGGTGTAGATTTGTTCCAACTCAAGCTTGCCTTCGCCACGCCATGACCGGCATACCAGCATTTCTTACCGTCGATTAGGCGGTAGTGGGATAGGCCGCTTGTCGGGCTGGATTGGCACTGTTTGCCCAGGGCTGGGCTCGCCATTATCAGCAGCACTAGAATCGCTAGAAGTTTTTTCATCTTTCCCTCCAAAGGTTGGCATACTGGCTTCAAGCTTGTCAATATGCTGAAGCCCCTCGTGAAGCTTAGCCTTTTCGGCTGCAAGTTCTTCAAGCATGGCAGTATGTTCGGTCACATAGTCTGCTGCGGCCTGCCGAGCATCGCTTGCATAGCGAGCAAAATCACCCATGAGGTGGTCAAGGCGTTCGCGACGTTCGTTGATTGTGATCTTGCGCGGAGCCTTGGTAAATTGTTCCCGAACCGTTTCGCCAATATCGTCCTCGACCGGCGGTAGCTTGGGCCTTGGCCGTTCGCGAAAGCCGGGAAGATCATCGTCGTCAAGGGATTTGTTTCGGTTGAATATGTTCATTTCATCCTCCTATCATGCCGAGTTTCTTCAAAATCTGCCTCGCGATGCTCCGGCTTTGTGGAGTCGCGACTGGCGCAGGTTTGCCATGCTTCTCGCGTTTGATAACCGGATGATCGGTGGACCATCCATTCTTCTGGCGATGCGGGCCTGCTGCGTCGTAAACCGCCTTCATAGTCTTTCGACATTTATCTAGTCCACCGTCGCTGAAATCAAACTTCATAATAATAGGCGGTGCGCCCTTAACAGGCATTTCCATATAAATAGCCTCGCTATCGTACCAGGTATACCGCGCCCATGGAGGGTGACCTGTTTTAGCGATTGTAGTCATCTCTCATCTCCTTATAAATTCGCTTAGCTTTTCGATCGTAGTAAATACTAATGCAAATAGCAGAGATAAATAATATTATGGATATCCCATATAAGGTTACCTGAATTATTACTACCGTTTCTGGTTTCATCATATTCTCCTCTTCAACGGTTCATCAAAAATCATCACGCCAGAGGGAGGTGGTGACGTTACCTCAACCTCTGGCGTGACTGCAAGCGAGGACGGAGTTGGCGGACTTTCCTCGCTTGCTCCCCCGGAAGTTGGAGGGGCCATACCCTCCGGGGTTTCTAACGGTGGAAACCAATCGCCGGTCTGGTGACAGTAGAACCAGCCTTTGTCAATGCGCTCGGGGTATAACGTATAACTATCAACGATGTCTAGATGCTTACATGGCCCACGGTTGCTTTGCGGACAGTTGCAGGTATAGAAATCGCCAGAGGGTTTCAGATGGTAAAACCCAACGGCGTTCAAGTCTTTGGTAAACTTCGTCACGCGAAGCCCATCACCTTCGGTGCGCAAGGTGTAGATGTCATCGCGGAGCAAGTTGAAATCTTCTCTCATGATATGTCCTCGACCCTAAGAGAGATAATCCAACAGTGACCATAGGTCGCGATTGGCTTGCCTTCAGTATCTTTTATCAGGATAAACTCATGCTGCCATCGCTCCCAGCTGAAGCTGATATCGTAGTAATCAACGCTGACCTTGGTCCCATCGGTCCATCTAACTTCGAGCATTTTCATATCCTAACCCTCGCTAGCTCAAGCGGAATCTCTGCGAACAACTTCACCTTATCCCCAACCTTGAGCTTGTGCTCGAAGGGACATAGCATATTCAAGTACGCACCTTTGCCGAGTTCCACAACGATCAAGTGTGCCTTCTGCAAAGGTTCGAACTTGGTCTCCACAACAGTGCATTCTGCGATTTCGGCTTTCATCTTTGATCCTTTAAAAAATCCTAGGGGCATTTGCGCCCCTAGGCAGTCACACAGGCATCGCGGGGAGGACACTGGGGGTTACCAGCGGCTTTGCCTGTGAAATCATGTGCCACACAGGGCGAGGCTTTGCCATGTATGTTGGATTGCGAATGCGGAATACCATTTGGCGAATGTTACCGATGTTTGTGCCGGGAAGAAATACCATCATTTCGCTTGGCCTCAACCCATGGCAAAGCATTGTGTAAACCTCGCGAAACTTCGTGCCTACCTTCGGCACAAGCCATCCACGTTCGTCGAGCGGTCGAATGTACATCATGTTACACCTCTAACTTATAAATACCAATAAGCGAGTCATCGGTTTCTTCGTCTACAAGTTGTCCATCAAGAAAATGCTTGCCTTCGTCGCAGAGGAAGAAAAGTCTGCCTTCATCTTCCATAAGCACAACCTTACCCTCGCGACGGCACTCAAACCCTCCATCGATCTCTACAATCTCGCCGGCTTTGAGATCGTTAAGCTTTGCATATTCGCGATCCTGTAAGTCTTTCATGCTTTGGTCCCTCCATTTGAATTCTGCAAGGCTCCGACTCGATGCAGGGGATTTAATCGGACTTTTACCGAACCTTGCTGCGCCCTTTGTCCGCATAACCTCTCCTCTGATTATAACGCAGTATAACATATTTAAAAGGAAATGTCAATAACTTTCTCCAATCCCTGGTAGACCCTAGAGACCCTAGGGGCAGAGCCTAGATGGACCCTGCCCCGAGGTATTAGTCAAGCAGTGTGAATACTGCCAAAATCACGACTAGTAGACAGAACGCAGCGGCACCGAAGGGGTCCATGGTGTAGGGTCCGTCTTGGGTTCATCCCTTGCTTCAGCCATGGCCGCAGCCACGATCCCTTGGATAGTGTCGAACTTATGTTGCAAGGAGGCAAGGCGACTATCGAGCTTCAATGCCCTGTCCTGCGCCTCGTTGCGAGCACGCTTTGCAGCTTCTTTATCCTCTCGCTCAAGACCAACTTCGATCTTGAGTTCCTCGTTAGCCCGCTTCAAGCTCTCACACTCAGTCCTCAAGGACTCTAGCTCTTTCCGAAGCGTTGGGAGCTTAGTAGCATCGGTTAAAAACTGAACCATCGTCGCTACCATGCTCGCCATTTGTTCCTCCTGAGTGCTGACCTGGACAGCAGTTTCGTTAGACATAGCTAGTCTCCGTGTTAGCCTAGGATGGCCCTAGGCAGCCTTAAGCCCCAGGGCCGGAGCCCCAGGGCCTAACCTTTCAATCGACTTTAGGCGTGTTGGACAGGAGCCTTGGCCTTGCCCTTACCAGGCACTGCACGAGGCGCAGACTTTCCAGCCTGGGTCGCGGACAGCGGCTTGCCCTTGTTCTTCTCAGCAGTCTTGGCTCGCGCCTCTGCCTTCTTCTCCTCAGCGTCTGCGACTCGCTTGGCGCTGATAGCGATCTTCTTGATATCAATCGCGACCTTGGGCTTGAGCTCCTTGCGAGCTTCAATGTTGGCCTTGGCCTGTTCCAGGATCGAAGGATCAGCCGCGATGTAGTCCTTCGCAGCCTTAGTGATTTCCTTCTTGTCGTAATGGGAAACCTTCCCACCGTCGGCCTTGATAGTGTCTTTGACGATGATAGAGGCAAGCCGTACCGCTTCCGTCTGAACTTCGCCAGAGGCCGCCTTGGCTTTGACTCCGCCAGTCATCCTGACCTTGCCGGCGTAGACAGCCTCAAGCTGCTTTGCGGCAATCGCCATCGCCTCTTCCTTACGCTTCGCCTCATCCGGCATCTTGGCCTTGGTAACATCAGTCATGCCGCGATTGAGCAAAGTCTTCATTCCAAGCAGGAATGCGTATTCGTAGACTGCCTGTGGCAGGCTATCGGTGTCCACTTCGAGCGTAGCGTCGCCCTTCGTGATCGGGATATTAACCTTTGACATAGTCGACTCCTTTGGGTTTGCAAACGTCAGCTTTACAAACTGACAAACGGGAGATTACTCCCAATGCGGCGCTCTGTCAATATGTTTTTTTCGCATACCAGCTATGCAAATTTGCCGTGTGTCATTTTTGCAACAGTGATATAAATGACACACGGCAAATAGGCTAATGCTCCTTTCCCTTCCCTTGCTCCACGATCCAGAGGGCAAAGGCCTCATAGTCCTCTGGCGATGCAGTATCGAGGAATGCCATGATAGCACTCTGGAATTCCTCTGCACTTGCAAGTCCATCTAGATATGCATTCGCTTGCGCTTTTAGCTCATCAAGTTTCATCGCTTAGTCCTCCGTTATTAACAAAGTTGGGCAAGGCTACCGTTGCCGAAAACCCTGCCCAAGTAAATCAATGCGACAGCTTCCAAGCGATGCCAATCCACATCGCTATCGAGGCATAGCCAAGCGCAGCAATAACTACCACGCTTGCCCAACCTACTTGGCCCTTGGCAACCCTTACAACAGGCTTACCCAAGGCCGCTTGCACCTGTTTCACCTCGCTTGCACGAAGTAGGCCTAGCTGTTGCAGGCTCTCAAGCTTTTGCTTCTTGCTCATGGCATAT